ATGGCCCTGATTATGCATGTTTTAAACAAAACATTGACAACAAAAAGATTAGTAAAACTATGATTGTGATGCCAAAATGACAGAACAAGCCTTTGTCTCTCCTGTAACGCCTGTAGCACCTGTGCGCCCTATAAACTGGCCTTTCCCTGCTAAAACCCCTTATTATCAAGAAAGAAAGCCCTCAAAATGGTAATTACAATTGACGGAATAGATTATTCCCTTACGCCTGTGCCTGTCCCTGTGCCTGTTAAAGACAAAGCAATGGAAGCCCTCATTGTGCTAAGCCCCTTTGCTGGCCCTCTGCTCTATGCTGCTGCACCAGATGAAGCCAATTGTGTGCTTGTTTTTGATGGAACAACCAACAAGCTAATCAATGCCAGCGTTAAAGGCTGTTTAAGCAGCGTAGAACAGGCACAGGAGGCTCTGGACAACCACACCCAATGGCTAGGTAGCCTGAATGAATTTAAACGCACAGGAGGCCTCTAATGCATTGCATCATTTGTGACAAAATGCTTTCGGATTACGAGGCAACACGCCGACATGCCATCACACGGCAGTTTCTGGACTTGTGCAACACCTGCCTGAGAAGCATTGACAGCAATGCCTCAATGCCAACAACAGACAGGAAAGACCTTATGGAAACAGAGGATATTGAAGAAGGGCTTGACAAAGACGAAGAAAGCAGCTATCCTCTCTATAGAGACTATGAAGCATAGAAGACTTCTATGTCTTCTTAGATAAATGCTGATGTAATGCTTATATAATGCTTATATAAATACTACTTATATATCTTATATACCTTATATACCTTATAACCCTTTAAAGAGAATGCTATGTCTAATGACTTCTATGTGGAACAAAGAGAGCAAGACGATACCGACTGGGCACTTATGGAACAAGAATTCTATGAGTGGAGTGTGTTACAAGATGTTGCATCTATGATTAAGCAGCGAGGGTATAATTATGTGCTTTCTGCTGTCATGGACATCGTAGACAACTCTTAAGGCTATGCTCTATATATCTTTTATTGTCTTAGTATTTGTAATTAAACTTATTGGAAACATATGAAAACATTCTTTGTTATGGTCTATTACGATGAGGGTGGTGTTGATGAATATGAGATGGAAGCAATGTCTATGGATGATGCTGAAAATATTGTCTGGAACGACTTAGGTCGGGATGTTGGTGAGGTTTGTATTACAGAAACTTTCTATGAGGATGAGGCATGAAAACAAACATTGAGATGGCGCGTGAGGCTGGCGGCGCGGACATTACCATTAATAGCTGGACATCATGGGTTGGCACACAGTCAACGGAGTTTCTTGAGCGCTTTGCCGCCCTTGTCCGTGCCGAAGAGCGTGAGGCGTGTGCGAAGGTGTGTGAGGAAGAAGTTGGTGTATGGCCCTCACTGGGGCCAAGGCACTGCGCTGAAGCCATCCGAGCAAGGGGAACCGCATGACAACCCACATGACAAAGACATGGTTTGACGGAAAGAACATCGTCACGCAGGAGATACCCGAGTCTGAAATTTACAAGCGCCCGTGGGTAGGGCTGACAAAGGAAGAAATCGATAGCGCTTTATGCAAATATGCAAGCTGGTATAATTTTGCTGCTCATTTAGAAAACATTCTTAAAGAGAAGAACCAATGAAAACAGAAAGCTGTTTCCTAAAGCATATTTCATGCAACAAATGTGGAAGCTCTGACGGCAACGCCCTCTATGACGATGGACATTCTTATTGTCATGTGTGCCACACCCATGTGAATGAGGACGAAGCAGAGAGCCATGAGCGAGGCTATGAAGAAGCAAAGCGACAACAAGCAAAGAAAGCACCTATGGAAATCAAGGGAACAATTAAGAGCATCCCTGAGCGAGGGATTAACCGAGCAACATGCGACAAGTATGGAGTTACGCAAGACAATGACAACCACTATTACCCTTACACTGACGCCACAGGAAGCGTTGTTGCTGTCAAAACAAGAACAGTTGCAAGTAAATCTTTCTCTACAGGAGGGAGTTTTAAAGGCACAGGTTTATTCGGGCAATCCCTCTTTGCTGCTGGGGGTAAGGCAGTCACCATCTGCGAAGGTGAATTGGACGCTCTAGCAGCCTTTCAGATGAATGGCTCCCTCTACCCCTCAGTGAGTGTACGCAGCGGTGCTGCTGGGGCTCTGAAGGATTGTAAAGCCTCCTTTGAATGGCTGGACAGCTTCGACTCTGTTGTTATTTGCTTCGATGCTGATGAGCCCGGCCAGAAAGCTGCTAAGGAAGTGGCTGAGCTGTTTGGCGGTAAGAGCAAGGTGGTGAAGCACATGACAGGCTACAAGGATGCCTGTGACTACCTCATGGCTGACAAGGGGAAGGAGTTTGTCAATGTTTGGTGGAGGGCAGAGGAATTCAAGCCTGAAGGCATTGTGACAGTGGCCGACATCAAGGAGCGGATGCTTACCCCTCCTGCTGCTGGCCTGCCTTGGTGCTTTGACACCCTCACCAAGCTCACCTATGGCAGGCGCAAGGGAGAGCTTTACGGGTTTGGTGCTGGGGTGGGGGTTGGTAAGACAGATGTGTTTACGCAGCAAATCAGCTACGATATTGATGTGCTTAACGAGAAGGTGGGCGTGATTTATCTGGAGCAGAATGTTGTGGAGACAGCGCAGCGTGTGGCTGGGAAGCTTGACCGAAGGCTGTATCACATCCCTGACGCAGCATGGACACGGCAGCAATATGAGGAGAGCGTTGAAAGGCTTGACAGCCGCCAACAACTCTACATGATGGAACACTTCGGTGCAATGGATTGGGCCAGTGTGAAGGGCATCATTCGCTACTTCGCTAAGGCCTACGATATCAAGATGATTTATTTAGACCACCTGACGGCGCTGGCTGCCAATGAACAAGATGAACGGAGAGCACTTGATGGAATCATGGCAGATATGGCCTCTCTTGCTCAGTCTGATGGTCTTATCATTCACTTTGTCAGCCACCTCACTACACCAGAGGGCAAGGCACATGAAGAAGGTGGACGGGTATTGGAGAAACACTTCACTGGTAGTAGGGCTATTGCTCGATGGAGTCATTATATGTTTGGTCTTGAGCGCGATAAGCAAGCAAGTGACCCTGTGGTGAGACAGACAACCACCTTCCGTGTGCTGAAAGACCGCTTTGCAGGCAGTGCTACAGGTGAGAAGTTTGGTCTGCATTATGACCGCAACACAGGCTACTTGAATGAATGCCCATTGATTGAGGATGTGCCGCTATGATAAGCTTAGACACAGTGGTGGCTCGCATGATGGAGCTAGAGACTAAGTATTACGAGCTACAGGCTAAGTATCAGGAGCTAATCCATGAATACGAAAAGCTTAAGGAGAAGCGAGAGTGGGTTGGCCTTACTGAAAAGGACAGACGACTGTACGCATCGTGGCTAGATAGCAAAACTGATGATGATGTGTTCAATGCTATCGAAGCCAAGCTTAAGGAGAAAAACACATGACTAAAGAAACAGGTGGGCCAGCGTTTCCAACTGAAGTTGTAAACACAAACGATGGATACATTCATCAGGGCATGACCCTGCGCGACTACTTGGCAGCCAAGGCGATGCAGGCGCTGATTATTGCTAACCCCGTTACCGGCGGCGGGTGGCCTACATTTACAGAAAAAACTGCTTATCTTGTGGCAGACGCAATGCTAAAAGCGAGGCAAGTATGATTGAAGCAATTATTGTCGGCACAGTTGGCATTGGTTATTCTGTTGTAGGGGTGCTACAGTGGCTCAAAGGGGACATGGGACAGGGGATTATGTGGATAGGTTATAGCTTTGCACAGATAGGCTTGTTTATGAACTTAAAATGAAAGAGAAAGATGAAACGCATTGTTGTTGATATTGAGACAACTTTAGATCACAAGACAATTTGGTTGTGCTGCACATTAGACATAGACACGGGAGAGAAACACACATGGTATCAGGCAAAAGCCTTTCAGGACTACATCGCGGACGCTACATTGTTGATCGGTCAGAATATAGTGGCCTTCGATGCCTATCTGTTGAACAGCTTGTGGAAGACACAGATAGCCTTGAGCAAGTGCTACGACACGCTGATCGTTTCTCGACTTCTCAACCCAAGCAAAAGCGAGGGCCACAGCCTAGAAGCATGGGGCAGCGAGTTAGGCACACAGAAGATTGATTACAAGAAGGTTTGGGAATGGATGAGCGACAGGAAGGAAGCATACAAGGGAGAATGCTACGACAGCCCCTTCATGCCTCTGTTGTCCATCTATTGTCAGCGAGATGTGGAGGTTACTGGTTTGTTGTTTAAGAAGCTTGTTGCAGAGACAGACGCCAAAGGTTTCTCTGCTGCTTCTGTGCTTCTTGAGCACCAGACAGCAGCCATCATTGCCAAGCAAGAGCGTAACGGATTTAGATTGGACATGCCTCATGCAACCGTGCTACTTACTACAGTCAAGGGAAAGCTGGACAGCATTTATGAACAAATGCAAACCAGATGGCCTCCCTATAATCAGGAACGAATCAGTGAGAAAACAGGAAAGCGCCTTAAAGATCGCGAGGTTGTTTTCAACCCCGGCAGCAGGCAGCAGATTGGACAAAAGCTGATTGAGCTTGGATGGAAGCCGAAAACATTCACAGAGACAGGACAGCCCATTGTGGACGAGGGAAGCCTCGCTGGTGCTAAGTTTCCTGAAGCCTTGCTAATTGCTGAATACCTCATGCTACAGAAGAGGGTTGCACAGATTACAAGCTGGATGGAAGCTGTTGGCAAGGACGGAAGAGTACATGGCAAGGTGATTACCAATGGCGCTGTGACGGGCCGTATGACGCACAGCAGCCCTAACATGGCACAGATTCCTAATAGTGGCTCTGTGTTTGGCCCTGAGTGCCGTGAATGCTGGACAGTGGATGAGGGGAATGTGCTTGTTGGCTGTGATGCCAGTGGCCTTGAGCTACGAATGCTTGCTCACTATATGAAGGATGATGATTATGTTGAGACAGTCGTTAATGGGAGCTCGAAGCTCGGGACAGATGTACATACTAAGAATCAACAGGCGGCGGGATTACAGACCAGAGACCAAGCAAAAACCTTTATTTATGGATTTCTCTACGGAGCAGGGCCAGCGAAGATTGGTCAGATCGTTGGAGCTGGAGCCAAGGAAGGAAAGAAACTCATTGAGAGCTTCTTGGAAGCCACGCCCGCCCTACAGCGTTTACGCGACCACATTTCCAAGGTTGCAGCTAAAGGGTTTGTACCGGGGCTCGATGGCCGTAAGATATGGGTGAGAAGTGAACACGCAGCGCTAAACAGCCTCTTACAAGGGGCAGGAGCAGTGGTTATGAAGCAAGCATTGGTGCTGTTTGATGCAAAAATACGACAAAACAGGTGGCCTGTGAAGATGGTTGTTAATGTGCATGACGAATTTCAGTGGGAAACAGACGAAAAACATGCTATAATCACTGGTGAGGCAGCAAAACAAAGCATTGTTGAAGCGGGCCTGTTCTACAATCTACGATGTCCTTTGGACGGAGAATTTAAATATGGAAGAAGCTGGAGGGACACCCATTGAAACAGGACGAATTGTGTTCATCGTTTATAAAGACAGTTTTGAAATGGCTGTTACCAGAGAAGTCAAAGCAGATGATATAATTGCCATCCTCTTGACAGCTTTGGCGAACATGCTGGAGCCTACAGCGGAGACAATGCACTAATGAGCACCCTTGAAGAGCGCACAGAGATGGTTGACAAGGCTGAAAAAGCAGGCTACCATATCAGCTACATTGTGTGCATCATTGAGCAGTTAGTAGATTTCAGCAAGGCTGTCAAAGGAAGGTCGTTGGAGGAGAAGGAAAACATGCTAAACCAACATCGTTGGCTTGGTACATCCTCCTTTAAAATCAATGATAGGCATAAGAGATGGCTTGAAAGTATTTAGCGAGTGTGGTGGAACTGGTAGACACAAGGGACTTAAAATCCCTCGCTTAACAGCGTGCCGGTTCGAATCCCGCCACTCGCACCAAAACAAATGGCCTTGACTACTATGGGGTTCTTCTAGATAGACAATTAGTGACAGCACGGAAAGACGGCATATTTTTGGCTTGATCTGACACCTCTGCGCCGTTACTAGTGGAGAAGCTCTGGGGATTCCCGGAGGGCAGTGTCCTTGTAGTATAGTAAGCAAGATTTTTTAACATTTTTAAGGAAATATATGACAACCTCTATTAAACCCGTTCGCGTTTCTGGTCAACTCTTCTGGAGCAACTGGATGGGAGAATTCAATACGAAGTTCAACGAAGACAACAAGAAGTTTGAATGCTCTTTGGGCATGTTGTCTGATGCAGCCGCTAAAGCGCTGGAAGAGCTGAATATCAAGATTAAGAAGAAGCCAGAGCAGGGCAACTTCATTGTTGGTAAATCCATGTACAAGTTTGAGCCAGTGGATGAAGAAGGCAATCCTGTCGATATCAAAACCATTGGTAACGGCACTAAGTGTGTGGCGCTTGTGAGCAGCTACAAGCACAAGATGAGTGCAGCGCACGGCTATGCTCCGTCCATCAAGAAGATCATTATCACTGAGCTTGTCAAGTACAACGCTGATAAAGAGCTTTCTGAAGAAGAAGACGAATACATCCTGTAATGGAAGAGCGCCCTAAACTGGCGCTTATTGATGCCGATTTCTTGGTCTATCGCGTTGGGTTTTCATGTAAAGAAGAAACCGAACAGATAGCCAAGGCTCGGCTCACTGAGATGCTGACAGACATGGTGTATATTGAGCTAAAGTGCGAAGACTACGAAGCCTTCATTACAGGCAAGACCAACTTCCGCTTCGGCATAGCAACCACACACCCCTACAAGGGCAACAGGAAAGACACAGAGAAGCCTCCTCATTACGAAGCCTTGCGTCATCATTTGCAGCGACTAGAAGCTAAGGTGAGCGACAACCAAGAAGCTGATGATGATGTGGCTATTGCTTCCACTAAATACATAGGCTGGATTGTGCATGTGGACAAGGATTTAGATCAGCTTCCGGGGTGGCATTACAACCCTGTGAAGAAGGAAGAATACTTTGTGACAGAGGAAGAAGGCTTGAGAAGCTTCTACACCCAGCTACTAACAGGAGATAGAGTTGACAACATTATTGGTTTGCACGGAATTGGCCCTGTTAAAGCTAAGAAGCTATTGGCAAAAGCTACGACAGAGCAAGGCATGTACAAAGCTGTGGTAGAGGCTTACAAGGCTGCTGATGAGCCTCCTGAGCGTGTGCTGGAGAATGGACAGCTCTTCTGGCTTAGCAGGCATGAAGGACAGCGCTGGGAGCCTCCTCATGAAGCGTAGCAGCTTTAATGATGGAGAATGGACAGCAGCTAAATTCAGAAGCTTTGTTACAGGAGCGCTTCGCACGGCAACCCGCCGGTGGCCTCCTAAATACAAAGCTCTGAAGGAAGCCTTAGTTGGGCGTCAGGTTAACAAGAAGACAGGCAAGCTGGCAATGCACTATAGGTGTGCTAGCTGTGACAAGGAGTTTGTTAGCAATGATGTGCAGGTTGACCANACAAGCCCCGCTGTAGACCCTGCTAAGGGGTTTGTAAGCTGGGATGTTTATGTCGATAGGCTGTTCTGTGAAGCCAGTAATTTACAGGTGCTTTGTCTTCCTTGTCATAAGACAAAGACGGCAGCAGAGAAACTACTAAGGAAGAAGAAATGANNTATCACTCGCGTAAGTTCCTTAATTCCAAGAAAGGAATTGCTGCTATTCAATGCCATGCTGACATGGCCTCTAAATGGTGTGATGTTAGTGTGAGCATTTCTGACTGTAACAAAACAGTAAACCTTGAGTTTGATTTCAGTGATGCCAAAGGACATAAAGAAAAGCGAGCTAAGCTTTCTTTAATAATCAATGAGCTTCATGCATTGTTGGAGCACATTGACATCAAGATGTCAGACCCTGAGTTTAGGAAAGGAATGAAATGAAAGTTGAACTAATTAAAGAACATGAAGATGGTAGTGCCACCTTCCGTGTTGATATGAGTGACGAAGACGCGACAACATTGATCTGTTTAGGCATGGTTACAGCCTTGGAGCAAGGAATCAAAGATGCTCAGAAGTATGTTGGGGACTTGAGTGAGTAAGGTGAGCACAATATGGGCAACACCAGAGGGAGAATCGCTGGTGGCTTTCATGGCCCGTGTGAGCAACCCAGCTAATCAGGATAACCCAGAGAGTGCTCCTAAGCTAATTAAATATTTAGCTAAGAACAACCACTGGAGTCCTTTTGAGATGGTGAACATCTGCATGGAGATTGAAACCACCCGTGACATTGCCCGTCAAATCCTCCGCCATCGAAGCTTTAGCTTTCAAGAATTCTCACAGAGATATGCGGAGGTGCAGGGCTTTGAGAAGTCAGAGGTGCGGCTACAAGACAACAAGAATCGTCAGAACAGTCTTGAGACAGATGACAGACAGCTTGCTTATTGGTGGGAAGGTGCTCAAAGGCGTGTGCTAGATGATGCTGAGTTTATGTATAAGGCTGCTCTTGATAAAGGCATTGCCAAGGAAGTTGCTAGGAAGCTGCTTCCAGAGGGCATGACAAAGAGCCGCATGTACATGAATGGAACCCTGCGTAGTTGGCTTCATTATGTAGCCATCCGTTGTGACGCAGCAACACAAAAGGAACATCGGGAAGTTGCCGATGCTTGTAAACTGGAGATTGCTAAGGCGTTTCCTAGTATGGAAGGACTTCTAGATGGAAACCATTGATGACATTATGGACAACTTCGACTTTGAGAAGGTGCATGAGACAATGACCTTGTTGGGTTGGCGTTGGGTTGACCCCTATAGCCAAGCATTTGAAATTCCACATGTTAGTGATCTACGAAAGCGTGCTCGTAGGCTTATGCAAGATGCAATGGGCTCACACATGCCTTCATATTCAACAGGCACAGGTGGCTTTCAAGTGGATAAAGAAACAATAGAAGGCAAGGTTTATCTTTCTTTGTCTTTTGTACTAACTAGCTGGGACAACTATGCCTGATATCACTATGTGTAGAGGAAAGACAGAAACCGTTGATTGTCAACGAAAGGAAAGCTGCTACAGACACACAGCAACCCCTAGTGAGTTTCAGAGCTTCTTCTCCGTCCCTCCAATTATTGTGGACATTCACAAAGTGCAGCAATGCGCTTATTATTCAAAGAACATTTAAGGAACTATATGAACAACTATGACACTTCTCCTTCTTTTTCATTCTCCTATGAGCATGGCGGTAAAACTGTTCATGTATCTTTTGAAACAGAGACATGGACTGAAGCTCTTGAAGAATTCACTTCCTTCATTAGTGCTGCTTTTGGCTACAGCATCAAAGACCAAGTGGCTTTGAAAGAAAACAAATATCGTATGAATTCTGAAAGCTGGTCTGGCCCTGTCTTCAATGAGGAAATGCTCTAATGCGTATTTTAGTCATCCCTGACTGCCAAGTGAAGGAGGGAGTGCCTCTGGAGCATCTGGCTTGGGCAGGGGAGGCCATCTGTGATTATCGTCCTGATGTTGTTATAAACATTGGCGACTTCGCGGACATGCCTTCCCTGTCCTCCCATGATGTGAAGGGCAGTAAGTATTTTGAAGGGCTTCGTTATACCAAGGATGTGGAGGTTGTGAAGGAAGCCATGCAAAAGCTTCTTGCTCCTCTTCGCTCCTTGCAAGCGCAGCAGAAGAAGAACAAAGAGAAAGTTTATAAGCCTCGCATGGTGCTAACATTAGGCAACCATGAGAACCGCATTGACAGGGCTGTTAACAACAACCCCATGCTGGAGGGGCTTATCAGCATTAAGGACTTAGGCTATGAGGAAGATTGGGAGGTTCATCCGTTTCTGCACCCTGTATTTATTGAAGGGGTTGGCTTTAATCACTATTGGCCTGTTGGTGCTATGGGGAGGCCTGCTGCTTCTCCTGCTGCTATTATTAGCAAACTGCACATGTCTTGTGTCGCTGGTCATCAGCAAGGGCGTTCAGTGGCTTATGGCAAAAGGGCGGATGGTAAAGCAATCTGTGCTATAATCGCAGGAAGCTATTATCAACACGATGAGAGCTATATGGACAAGCTTTCTAACCGCCACTGGCGAGGCCTTGTTGTCTTGAATGAGGTGGAAGATGGCTGCTTCGATGAGATGATGCTATCGATTGACTATCTGGAGAAGAAATATGGCAAGCTGTGAAACATGCTTTTATGCAGAACGAGGGCATTTAGAAGACCCCTGCTCCACTTGTGACCCCTCTGGAATGGGTGAAAACCTATCTAATTGGGTGTCTATGAAGGTTTTTGATAAAGTGGATAACAAGCCTTGGGAGCAAGTGGTGGCTGATTTGTCAGAAACTCCTAAGCAGGGTGTTAAGTATGACGATGGTAAGGCACGATGGGAACTTATTCCCTTCCGAGCCATGCGAGATGTTGTAGATGTGCTCACCTACGGGTCACGCAAGTATGCAGATGATAACTGGAAGATTGTCCCTGATGCGCGTAAGCGTTATATAAGTGCAGCCTTTCGTCATCTGACAGATTGGGCAGGAGGAGAGAAGAAGGACAGCGAGACAGGCAAGAGCCATTTAGCCCATGCTATTTGTTGCTTGCTTTTCTTGCTTTGGTTTGAACAAGAAGATGAGAAATGACTTACTACACCCCCTATATCAAAAGCAGCTACATCAAAGGAACTATGCGTAGACAAACAGTGGATGATTTCCTTGCTGCCTGCTCCTTTGTAGCGAAGATTAAGAAGTTTTCCCATGACTTCTCTGTTTAACATTAAAGAACACTTGAAGCAAATGGATGAGGTGGCGTTGCTAGAACTGCTTAACATACAGAGCAGCGACCTTGTTGAAGCATTTGCTGAAAAGATTGAAAACCAACTAGAAAAACTAATTAAGGAATTGAATGACTAATAAACGCGAAATGACCCCGTACCAGCACTACATCAGCAAGAGCCGCTACAGCCGCTTCTTGGACAAGGAAGGCCGCCGTGAGCATTGGCCTGAGACAGTAAAGCGCTACTTCGACTTCATGGGGAATCATCTGCTTACCAAGCACAATTATGTGCTGCAAGACAGCCTCCGTACCCGCTTGCAGGATGCTGTGACCAATCTGGAAGTGGTTCCATCAATGCGTTCCATTATGACTGCTGGAGATGCCCTTGAACGACAGAATGTTGCTGGTTATAACTGCTCTTATCTGCCCATCGATGACCCAAAGGCCTTCGATGAAGCCATGTACATCTTGCTCTGTGGAACAGGGGTGGGCTTCAGCGTTGAGCAGAAGTATGTTGCTAAGTTGCCGGAGGTTCCAGAAGCGTTGTATAATAGCAACACTGTTATTGGTGTTAAAGATTCCAAAGAGGGATGGGCAAAGAGCTTGCGACAAGTTATTGCCTTGCTATATGCTGGAGAAATCCCTAAGTGGGATGTTTCGGCGGTACGCCCGGCTGGTACACGACTCAAAACTTTTGGTGGAAGAGCATCAGGGCCAGAGCCACTTGTTGACCTGTTCAAGTATGTGGTTGCAAAGTTCAAGGGAGCTGTTGGACGGAAGCTCACCAGTCTTGAAGCACATGATATTCTATGTAAAGTGGGAGAGGTCGTGGTTGTTGGCGGTGTACGCCGATCAGCAATGATTAGCTTGTCTGACCTGTCAGATGACCGGATGAGCCACGCTAAGGCAGGCAACTGGTGGGATGGTAATGGACAACGCGCATTGGCTAACAACTCAGCGGTTTATGATGTGAAGCCTGATGTTGGTAAGTTTATGCGTGAATGGAGCACTATTTATGAAAGCCATAGCGGTGAGCGCGGTATTTTTAATCGTTATGCTAGTGACTTGCAAGCTGCGAAGAATGGCCGTAGGGAGACAGGGCAGGAGTGGGGAACAAACCCTTGCAGCGAGATCATCTTGCGTCCCTTCCAGTTCTGTAACCTCTCGTCCGTGATTGTGCGTCCTGAAGACACTGAAGAAACCTTGCTTGATAAGATTGAAATGGCTACCATCTTGGGAACCTTCCAATCAACAATGACAGACTTCCCATATCTGCGTAAGATTTGGCAGCGTAATACAGAAGAAGAGCGTTTGCTGGGTGTGTCTATGACAGGCCCATTGGACAATAAGTTGTTAAACAATCCAGAAGACCCAGCATTGCCGGGCCGTCTAGAAAGGCTTAAAGATCGTGCTATTATCACTAATAAGCAATTCGCTGGTTTTATTGGCATTAATGCTTCTGTGGCAATTACCGCTATCAAACCTGAGGGCACTGTATCTCAGCTTACTGGCACTGCTAGTGGGCTTCACCCTCAACATAGTAGCTATTTCATTCGCCGTGTACGAAGCGACAATAAAGACCCTCTGACAGACTTCTTGAAAGCTGCTGGATTCCCTTCAGAGCCTTGTGTGATGAAGCCAGAGGGCACGACAGTGTTTAGCTTCCCTGTGAAGGTTAAGGAAGGCGCTCTGCTGCGAGAAGAGCTTGATGCAGTTAGTCACTTGAAGCTGTGGCTGCTCTATCAGCGTCATTATTGTGAGCATAAGCCATCTGTAACCATCAGTGTGCAAGAGCATGAATGGCCTATTGTTGGTGCTAAGGTTTGGGAGCATTTTGATGAGATTACAGGTGTTAGCTTTCTACCTATGGATGGAGGCACATATCGACAAGCTCCTTATGAAACCATTACGGAGTATGAATATCACACGATGGAAGCAGCAATGCCTACAACGATTGATTGGGATGCTTTTGTAGAGAATACGGACAATGTTGAAGGTGCTCAAATGCTTGCTTGTGTTGCAGGTGTTTGTGAAATTTAATGCAAGTGTTTTTTAATAAAATACCCCGTGGATGGGTAGGCGTAAACGGCCCTTACTATATGGTGAGGGCTGTTGATGTATTAAACAAACGGGAGTTTAGCCAGTGGGTCATGTCTATGGAAAACCTCCCTAAGTTTATAAGGAACGCAGAACATGCTTTGAAAGAAACGTGTTCTGAAGTTGTTTTTTATAATGGCTTGTGGACAAAGACAAGAAATAATATAATGGAGAAAGCAAATGATCTTTGACTTTGTATGGAATGCTGGCCTTGTATTCGGCATTGAGCACGATGTTGTGCATTTGACGGAAACAGAGGAGGAGCTAGACTTAGATGGCCCACCAAATAACATGATATTGGTGCATCTAGGTATTATCACTATCAGCATCATCTTCATGTAACGAAAAAGGCCCGTCAGCATTACACTGACGGGCCTTTTTTCATTTCTTCTTGTTTGCTTTGTTAGTGGCTGTTCTACTGCCTCGTTTAGGGAGGCTCTTACCAGCTTCACTGAGGGCTATGGCAATGGCTTGCTTTTGAGGCTTGCCTTCCTTAACCATTGTAGAGATGTTCTTACTAACAGCTTTATCACTTTTGCCTTTACTTAGTGGCATCTGTATTCTCCTTCTTGTTTTTCATAGCAATAATGTTCTCCAGTGTTTTACCACCGAAGTAGGCAGACATAATCAGCATTCCCCATTGTCCAAGGAGGTTCACATAGCTCTCTTTAGCATCGTAGCCAAAGGCACTCATAAGGGCAAACAGGAAATAACCAACAAAGATGGCAACAAGCGACAATGGACGGATGTTCTTATTCAGCCAACTATCTGTACTGTTGTCTGATTGCCACCTCTCTGTCACATTGGTCTGCTCTGTCTTGTACAAGTCTGCTTCGTTAGCCAGCTTTGCAAGTTCTCCATCCTGAGCCATCTTAGCCAAGTCAAGCTGTGCCTGAGCCTTAGCAGCGGGGTCAGGAATTAGCTTGTCAATAAGCTTGCCTGCAACACCGAGTAGTCCATCAAGCAGCATAAACATTCCTATCAAGTTCTATATGCGGGCCGTCTGGAAAGCTTTGCCAGAAAGCGCCGCATTCTATGTCCACATCCAGCTTATCAGCCACCTTCTGCACATGCGTAGCAAGCTCCTTATACTTATCCATCTCCCAACAAGCCTTGCCGTCAATGATGATGCAAACATCCACAGCATGACCTGTAAGATGC